GGGAATAACTGATAAAATAAATTCTGCCAATTGTTAATAGAAGGCTGAACCTTGTTCGTCATTCCTAGATAAAACTAGTCTCCCCCCGGTAGGAGGAGTTCATTTGATCTAAGTCAAAACAAGGACCACACAGTTATTAAAATGTGGTGACCACCTTCCACCGGGAACCTGTCCACATGCTGAAACATGCTTCGGGTTTGGGAGAAAAAGGAAAATATACGGCTTAAGCAAGAGGCCCATCAGTTGTCGCTGAAAAATCGCCTTCGGCCTTGATCAGGTCAACCGCGTCGGAAGTAGGTGTCGAACCCTGAGGTTTCGGCACTATCAACGCGGCACGTTGAGCAGTGACTGAAAGCAAGCAATCAACTATAGGGACATCTAATGTGCCAGTGTCTAATGCTAACGGCAAGAAACGCTTATTAGAAGCGGAAATTGCATAATCAGTAGAAGAAAGTGCTAAAGCTGGATCTATAGTGATAGGAAAGAATATTACAGAAGTATCAGCGTTGGCTGAGGTTGTTAAACCAGTCAAATCAACGTTAACTTCTGTTCCAGTGGGAAAAGTAGAAGTAGAAGTTACATTCTTAATATCGCACATAGGAGGAGGACCTATCATAAAGAAGAAATTAAAATCATCCCCAGCAGACTCAAAAAGAGGTGAAGACCGATCTGCAAGAGTATTTCGAGTACGATTGCCGCAACGGATGTTGGTTCGAACATCTCCAAGAATTGGAGTTTGATTTGAACCAACAACGTCGCAACGTATGCCTCGATAATACGGCGTACGGACTTCAAACGCATTCGAAACCTGCTGAAGTTGAAGGAAAAGAGGTTGGCCAAACGATTCCGTTTCCGGAACTTCCGTTTGGCTGACAGTGTTTTCATCAAAGGAAAGAAATGATTCTGCCACTACATTAGCAGTATAAGGAATAAGCTTTAATTGAGAAGAGCCATTATAGAATCTATACAAAAAGGAAACCATGTACCAAGGTGTAGGGAGAATTTTATCTTTGAAATTTAGACGCGACATAACTCTAGCACCACTAGTAGGTTCTTCAACCATGTGTCTCGTACGAAGACCGATAAAATTGTCTGTTTGTGAAAGTTTCGCAAACAGACCATATCGCTTCATAAGAGAACGCAGGGAAGTGAAGTACTCACCAGTGGTTTGAGCGGTCACATCTTGTGTTGTGTGTGAGGGAACGAGAAGATTCTCGTCTGTTGGAACAAAAACCGTGCCAATATCAGACTGAGCATATCTACTTTGGAAGCCAGGAGCTAGGTTCATCACAGGCCGGGCAATTTGGTAGTCATCTCCACCACTATGAGCGATGTAAAAAGTTACAGCGGACGCAGTGGTAGGGGGACTAGACAAATCAACCAACGAGTAAATAGCCAAACAACCTGTCTTGGTATCCAACGTAGTAGCATCTGGTCCAGGATTGTCAGGGTTTTTAGTTCGTTTATATGTTTCACGCCAATCAGTGTTACTGATGAAAGGAACAGAAACTCTAAAAGTTGTTCTGCCCATTTCATCTTGTCTATCTTTTAGATTACAAACTACATTATAATTAGTATTAAGCAATTCGCCGAGCTCGCCGGGGACGTCTGCAAGGTTGGTTTCTGGAAGGAAAACAACTGCAAAACGTCCCTGGTGATAAGGTGTCTTGACGATCATAATATCATAATTGATGGTTCCCCGCCAAAGGGTACCCATCATACTAGCATACGCAAAACTCCCAAGATATAAAGTTTGGGTATCTTCCGTATTTAAGTATTGATATTGTGATAGTGGAGACACCTCCCAAGCAGTAATAAGTTTACGCGCAGTGAAAAGTGTTTCATCAGCAGTTTGAGCATGGAAATAGTTGGGCCTCCCGAAAATATAGCTGAGGTTTAACTCGTCTTTAGTTTCGGGAATAAAAGAAGACCCATCTATGCCATTATCTTGAAGCAAAGCGAGAGTAGTAGCATCATCATTACCTTCCGTATGAATAAAAGTAGAATTTGGTTTAAGAACAGAGATAGTCTGAGAAACGATACTTGTCGGTTTTGACCATCCAAAAGTAGCAGCAGTTTTACCCACTGCACGAGAAACCCAAACAACGGTTGACGCAATGTTTCCTATAATAAGAATACCAGATAGGACATCTGCGACAGTTGCTACTCCACTCGCCACTTTAGACACAGGGCCAGGCGTTTCCACCTCACCCGTGTCCGAAGCGGCGACCGGAGCAACGCCAGATTGGGCGACTCGATAACCTTTGGATGTTAAACGAGAAATATCGTGAAGATCGCGAGCGGTAGAAATAACGTCATTCTGAGTAGGAACAAAGAATTGCGGGTTAACAAAGCGAGCGAAAACCGTATATTTTGCTTTTTCGACGGCGACAGAGCCGCGTAGAGGTGAAAATACATACAGGAAAGCAGTTCCGAATTGATTAGCGGAATTACTAAGATCAAAAAGATCGTAAATATTAGCGTAAGGACAAATTAATTTAAGGGAATTACCTTCTTCGATACTAATAATTTTATGGGGACATGATGTTTGGGAAGCTAAATACCTAGTTCCTTTTCGCCGAAAGTCATCAGTTTGATTATAATAAGGATTATAAACCAACATGAGGGCTCCCTGCAAAAAGGGTTGGGCATTAATTTTGACTTCAATTTCAATGTCTGATTTAAAGTATTGGTAATTTTTAAGTTTGTCTACAACTAATGGGGAATTGTTGAATATATCCGAAGGAAAATTAAATTGACGCAAGTAATTTTGAGAGTCGTTGTCGTATGAAGAGAGAGACAATTGAATGGGAATTGAATCATCATCAGTTGTCCATTCAAAGGTCCCTAAATTAACAGGACGCTCAAGAATACTCATTATCTCGTGTCTAGTGGTGTCATTCAAGGCCATCT